GTTTTAGTAACGAGCATAAAGATATTTTGATAGATGAGCTAACAGAATATTTTGAAAGCGAACAGGGAAGGTAACATGGAAATAAGAAAACTATTAGATGTACAAGCTACCATTGAGGGTAGAAGAGTACCTATTGATATGGATGACGGGGATTTAAATAAGCATTACTCCGAAAGTAAAGGCGAGTATATAAATATATTAGACATGGATTTAATACATTTAGTAAGAGCATATTCAAAATCTCTTGACGGAAATACTATTAACGACAAAGAAATAATGCGAGAAAAACTTGACACAATATTAAAAGAAGTGTATAAAGCTAGGGAGGTATTAGATGATTGAACCAGATATAAAAGCTTATAGAGAAGATGTGGGCGAGTATTATAACCATCATTTTTCAGAAGAAGAATTAGATGTTATAACTGAAATCATTAGAGGTAATGTTCCAGTAGAAGCTATGCGTGAAGACTTGGAAAAATTCTTTGATGACCCAGACATACCGCTAGTTTCTTTCTTTGATGTATCTACTGATGAAGGTATGTTAGATAGACTAGAGTATGACTTTGGATATGTAGGAGGGGTTGGTACACGAAGTGTGTATCAACCTAACTAGATGAAACTAGAAGCTAAGTTAATGATTTGTAAAGATAAATTAGGTAGCAAAGCTTTACGAGACCCAAGAACTTTACGAGAATTAAAAGTTAGAAATGATTGGGAAAGAGTTAGAAGAATATTAATTAGGAGGTATAAAAGATATGACTAACATAAAATATTGTGCGTGTACTGTTTCAGTTAGAGACGGGAAAACATATTGGAATGAACCAAAAGATACTTATCAAGATGTGTTATTACATTTGTATAAATATGTTCGTAGAAGATGTCATGTAATTGTTTATACATTGAAAGGGAATGAAGACTTAATGTTCTTTAAACACATATCAAACTTTAACGAAAAAGAGGAGAAAATTATAGATGCTTGACGCAACAAAATATATGAATAGATTACGGCTAATTGTATTAGGTGTAGATGAATTAGTTTACATGAATAAAAGTGAACAGTTAGATTATCTTTTAAATAGAGTTAAAGATGTTGTAAAAGATTATGACAAAGACTTTGACAATGCTATGGAAGAAATGGAAACTAAAGAAATGTTTAACATGAAGAGAGGAGACCCATATGCCGAAGGAACAGGTTAAAAAGAAACCAAGAAACTATTGGATAACAAGTGGTTACGAAGGAGTAGAAATACTTGTACCAATGGATGACCAAGACAGTTATGCTGTGCTTGATGAAGACGCAGATGAAGTGCTGCATGGAGAGAGTGACGAAGAAATAACAAACAGATTATGGAGGGATGAATGGAAGAAGTAGATAATCTTATTGTTCATGTTCCAACCAAATTAAAATATTGGGAGGATGAAATGGTTGAAGCAGATTTTCTTGGAAAAGAAGAAAGGTATCATCATGCTACACATATGTATCTGATGTATAAAAATTTAAATGATAAAGGAATAGAATATGAGCCAAAGTTTTAAAAAATATACTAAGAAAGATTTTTTAGATTATGCCACCGGATTTGATTACACATTTGATTTAGAACAAAATAAAATAACAAATAAAAATGGAAACATTTTATCTGATGATGATTATAAAAAACAAATGAAATATTGGAAGCTAAAAGATTTTCAAGAGTGGTTTGGATTTATTTACAAGGAGGTAATGTGAAAGGTAATAAAAAGTTTGACATTGATTTAAAGTATGGACAGATACGAGAAGACAAAGTTAAAGATATGTTTTCTAACGCACAGATAGAAGTTAAATCTGAAAGGAGTTGGTGGAAGAAAACAGGAAACATAGCAATAGAGTATGAGTATAGAGGGAAACCAAGTGGTATCTATGCAACGACTAGTGACTTCTGGTTTCACAGATTAGAAGGTAACAAAGAAGAATTTTGTACACTTGTTTTTAGAACATCCATTCTTAAAAAGATTGTGGATAAGTACAAGGATAAGTTAACAAAAGATGTTGGCGATAATAAGGCAAGTAAGTGTGTGCTTATTCCTATCAAAGAAATATTTACTGAGGAGTTTTACAGTTATGTTTAGTGAGATAGAAGAAATAAAAGATACACTTAATTATGTTGATGATAATTGGAACGATGAAAAATTTTCTGACATATGGCAAGAAGCAAATACTTTAGTAAAAGAACGATTAACTAATACTGATTATCAATTTCTTGACATCAAAAGAAAAATGAACATACTCCATATCTTGTGTGTAGTAACACACATTAACAATACATATAGTATGTCAATAAATATTAATAAGTTTTTAGAAAATGTTGCTAAATTAAATTTTGTAGCTGCGGCAAATGGTATCAAACTACAAATAAATAACAGTAATAAAACACATTTAGCAAATCATATGTCAAGAATGATAAAAAATATTTAAAAAAGTTCTTGACTTTGAAATCATTATATGATATAATATAGTTTTTATATACTAAATAACTATGTTAAAGTATTTTAATTATTATTATTATAATATTAATATAATAATTAATAAAGATTTCGGACAGGTGTTTTGCAAGGCACTTGTTTCTACTGGCTGAACAACAATAAGCTAGTTGTAAGGCAAACTTTTGGATGAGTATGGACAAATGTCTGAGGGGTCTAGGGGTTGTACTTAGTAGCGTTATCTATAAGGTGGATAGCTCGTGGAAGGTTGCAGGTAAATCCATAAGTCCTGCGTAGAAGACCGAAACATTTTTATCTTGACAATAAACGATTGTTATGATATAATAGCTTCAATAATAAAAAAAGGAGGGCAATATGCCAACAGTTGAAGGAAAAGCTTATTGGGCTAGTATTACTAGACCTAATACAACATTCGAACCTGTGTATCAAATCGACTTAGCTATCAGCGATGAGTCTGCTGAAAGTTTTAAGAAGGAAGGTATCACAGTTAAACAAGACGATAGAGGTAATATCGTTAAGTTTAAAAGAAAAGTCAGTCGTGCTGACGGGAATAAAAATCCTGCACCAAGACTGGTTGACTCTGCCAAAAATTCTATCGACACTTTGATAGGTAATGGCTCTACTGTTAAGGTTATGTACAAACCTTTTGAGTGGAAGTTTGCCGGTAAGTCCGGTAAGAGTCTTGACTTACAAGCTGTACAAGTCATTGACCTAGTGCCTTATGGCGAGGACTTTGATGTAGCTAGTGGTTATGTTGCAGAGAATGGCAACGAAGAATTTTAACTAATCAATAAATGAAACAGGGGGCGAATATGGATAACAATGACAATGGTTTTGTCGAGTATCATGTTCCCTGTTCAAGCTGTGGAAGTAGTGACGCAAGAAGTATTAATGCCAATGGCAGTAGTTATTGTTTCTCTTGTCAGAGCTACTTCCCTGCGGAAAACGGGGATTATATAAACAAAAACGAAAGGGGCGAGAATATGCAAGTTGCAGAAAGACAAGCAGATATAACTAACATTTCAGATAAGGTTAATGAGTTATATCAAAATGCAAATGCAAGTTTCATGTCTATCAAAGACAGAGGTATATCCGAAGAGACTTGTAAGAAGTATGGTGTTAAAGCATCCATGAACAATGGTATGATTGGCACACATATCTATCCTTACCATGATGAGACTGGTAGTTTGATAGGTATGAAGACTAGATATGTAAAGAATAAACAGTTTTCTATTGTTGGTTCAACATCTAATTCTGGATTGTTCGGACAACAATTATTTAATGGGGGGAAATATGTGACCATTACCGAGGGAGAAGTAGACGCACTTAGTGTTTACCAAATGTTAGGTTCTAAATATCCTGTGGTTTCCATTAAGAATGGCGTCTCTTCTGCCTTAAAAGATATCAAGAAGAGTTACGATTGGCTTGATAAGTTTGAGTCTATTGTACTTAACTTTGATAATGATGAGGTTGGTAGAGAAGCTTCAAAGAAAGTTGCTGAGTTATTTCAACCCGGCAAAGTAAAGATAGTCAAGTTACCAGAGTCATACAAAGACGCTAACGATATGGCAGTTAGAAGAAAGTATGAAGAGTATACTAAGTGTTGGTGGAACGCACCAGTTCATGCACCAGACGGGATTATCAAAGGCACACAATTACTTGATGAGGTTCTTAAACCTATTGTCAAATCTAGTATTAACTATGGTTGGAAAGGTTTAGATGAGCTTACTTATGGTATTCGTAGTGGTGAGTTAGTTACTATTACTGCGGGTACAGGATTAGGTAAGACTTCTGTAATCAAGGAATTAGTTTATCATATATTCAAAAGTACCGAGAGTAACATCGGTATGATTATGCTTGAGGAAAGTCCTAAGATAACTGCATTAGATATCATGGGTACTGAAGCTAATCTTCCATTACGAAGACCCGATGTAAATTTATCTGACGAAGATAAAACAAACTACTTCAACAAGACAGTTGGTACAGGTAGATTTTATTTCTATAATCACTTCGGTTCAAATTCAGTAGACAATATAGTTTCAAGAGTTAGATACATGGCAAAAGCTTTGGACTGTAAGTTCATTGTACTTGACCACATTAGTATGATTGTATCTTCTCAAGAGTTTGGCGAAGAAAGAAAAGCACTTGATGAGATTATGACAAAGCTTCGTACACTTGTACAAGAAACAGATGTAGCTTTGATTTGTGTATCACATCTAAAGAGACCCGATGGTAAAGGACATGAAGAGGGTGCAGTCACTTCACTAGCACAGCTTAGAGGTTCTGGTTCTATTGCTCAACTATCTGATATGGTTTTAGGATTAGAAAGAGATAGTCAAAGTGAGGACATTGTAATGCGTAATACTACTTGTCTTCGTGTACTCAAGAATAGATTTGTAGGTATGACTGGACCTGCTACTTATCTTTACTATGATAAAGATACAGGCAGATTACATGAGACTGATAAACCATCACCAGAGGATAAGGAAGAAGATAAGTTTTAAATTTAAAAGGGGGCGAGAATGAGTAACAAGTTGTTTCTTGATATAGAAACTACAGAGATACAAGGTAATCAATTACCAAATAAAATTTTCTGTTTAGTTACTATTGATGATAAGAACAATATTAAAACTTATAGAGAAGGTGAGTATCATCTTTTCAAAGAAGATGTTTTAAACTACAAAGAGTTTATTGGACATAACATTATAGGATTTGATGCTCCAGTAATTAAAAAAGTTTTAGGTATTGATTTAGAAACTTATGGTAAAGTTACTGACACATTAATACTTTCAAGATTATTTAATCCTATTCGTGAGGGTGGACATTCCCTTCGAGCATTTGGAATTAAGTTTGGATTTAACAAATTAGATTTCAAAGACTTCACAAAGTTTTCACAAGAGATGTTAACTTACTGTATCAAAGATGTTAAACTTACTATTAAAGTTTATAACTTATTACAGAAACAAGGAGTTAATTTTTCTGAGCAGTCTATTAATTTAGAACATGATGTTGCTAGAGTTATTGAAAAGCAAATCAATACAGGATTTTTGTTTGATGTAGAAAAGGCACATTTACTTTTAGCTAGACTACAAGCAAAGCTAGATGAAGTTACAGATAAGGTAAGAGAAAGATTTAAACCTTTACCTACATTCAAACGATTAGTTAGACCTAGAAGAAAAGCTGATGGGTCTATGAGTATGGTTGGACTTGGATGTCTGGGTGAGGGGTGGGTAAATGTATCTGGAGATTTTTCTCTTATAGAAATGAAAGAGTTTAATCTTGGTAGTCGGCAACAGATTGCTAGGTGGCTACGAAACTTTGGTTGGAAACCTAATAAGTTTACTGAACATGGTCAACCAATTGTAGATGAGAAAGTTCTATCTGAGATAAAAGATATACCAGAAGCAGAACTAATAAACGAGTTTCTTCTACTTCAAAAGAGAATAGCTATGATTGAGTCATGGTTAGAAGCTGTAGGAGATACGAGGAGAGTACACGGAAAAGTGATTACAATAGGTGCTATCACATCCAGAATGAGTCATCACTCGCCCAATATGGCTCAAATCCCTGCGGTGTACTCTCCTTATGGTAAAGAATGTAGGGAACTTTGGACAGTACCAAGCGGCTACAAACTAGTGGGAGTAGACGCAAGTGGACTGGAATTAAGAATATTATCCCACTATATGAATAACAAGGAGTATATTAATGAAGTCATTAATGGAGATATACACAGTACAAATCAAGCTCTTGCAGGGTTGGAAACAAGAGATACTGCGAAGACATTTATCTATGCGTTCATTTATGGAGCAGGTAACCGAAAGCTCGGAACTATCTGTGGAAGGTCTGAAGGTTATGGAAGACAGATTAAAGAGAGATTTCTTAGAGGTCTCCCAAGTCTTGCAAAGCTCAGAACAAGAGTGGATGCAGCTACTAGAAAAGGTTTCCTCAAAGGTCTCGACCAAAGATGCCACATCATCAGACAAAAGCACTCAGCCCTCAACACCCTCATCCAAGGAGCAGGAGCAATCGTGATGAAGAAAGCTCTTATCATTTTAGATAAGAGTATAGATGATAATAATATTGATGCTCTTCCTGTAGCAAATGTACATGATGAGTTTCAATATCAAGTAAAAGAAAGTCAAGCTGAAAAGTTTGGAAAGTTAGCTGTGCAATCTATAGTAGATGCCGGTAATCAATTAGGACTACGATGTCCGTTAAATGGGGAGTATAAAATTGGCAACAACTGGAAAGAAACCCACTAAGACTGTAGATACTTTAGTTCCGGATATCAATAAACTATTAGTTGGATTAGCTAATAACAAGAAACTAAAAATATCAGATAAACAGTTAAATGGTTTTCTAAAAAATATTAAAGACGCTATTGTTGATTGGTCCAATCCTGTCAAACAAAACAAATCTTCTCTTCGTATGTCTATCATTGGTAGACCTGCAAGACAGCTTTGGTATGACAAGCACAGACCAGAAAGACAATACACACCCGACCCATCAACTCAACTTAAATTTTTGTATGGTCATATACTAGAACATTTAATTTTATTTCTAACTGAATTAGCAGGTCATACTGTTACTGACCAACAAAAGAAAGTTAATGTTCATGGTATTGTAGGACACATGGATAGTAAGATTGATGGTGAAGTTGTAGATGTTAAGACTGCTTCGCCTTATGCATTTAAAAAGTTTGAGCAAGGTACTCTTAATGAAGATGACCCGTTTGGTTATATCGCACAGCTAAGTGGTTATGAAGCAAGTGAGAAAACAAATCATGGTGGATTTCTTGCTATCAATAAATCAACTGGACAGTTAGCTTTCTTTAAACCAGATGACTTGATGAAACCAAATGTTAAAACTTTAATAACAGATTTAAAAGATAAGTTAGAGAAAGAACAACCACCAGAAAGATGTTATGAACCTGTCTTCCATGAAAAGTCTGGTAATAAAAAACTACCTGCGGGTTGTGTATTCTGTTCTCATAAAGTAGAATGTCATAAAGATGCTAACGAAGGTAAAGGTTTAAGAGCATTTAAATATGCTAATGGTAAAGTTTATCTTACTCACATTGAGAAAGAACCAAAGGTAGAAGAGGTAGAAGTTAATGAATAGAAAACAAATGAAAGTAATTAGAAGAAAAGCAAAGACTATTATAGTAGAATGGTTACAGTCTTTGTTGCCCGAAGAAGAAAAAGATAAAGTAAATGAAAAAAATATATTTGCTATGATGCCAAAGCAAACACATTATTATTTTCAAAATCAAATTAGATTAAGTGCATGGTCATACAAGTGGGTAATTAAAAAATTAAAACGAAATCCGGACTTGACATTTACCGAATTAAATGATATAATTATGAGGAACAATGGAAATAAAAATATACTCTAAACCTAACTGTGTGTATTGTGAGAAAGCTAAAATGGAATTAGCTAAACATAATCCTACAATACTTATGTTAGATGTTGATTATACTAAAGAAGAATTTTTTAATTTGTTTCCTTATGCTAAAACATTTCCACAAATTATTATTAATGGAAACAAGATAGGCGGTTACTCGGAGTTAGATGGCTTATCGTTCTAAGTTTGAAGAAACAGTTATAAAGAATTTAAAAACAAAAAAGATTAAATTCTTTTATGAAAGAGAAAGGATTAAATATGTTCAGCCGGTTATTCATAGGTCTTATTTGCCCGACCTTTATTTTCCTTCTACTAATGTGTATGTAGAATTAAAAGGTAGGTTTACTATTGCGGATAGGAAAAAACATTTATGGATAAGAGATAGTACAGATTATGATATTCGTTTTTGTTTTCAAAATTCAAGAGTAAAGATTAGAAAAAATTCTAAAACTAGTTATGCTGATTGGTGTATTAAAAATAATTTTGAATGGTGTGAGAAAAAGATACCGAAAGATTGGATGATAAAAAATGGAAAAAGGTAAAGCTTATATATCGTTTACACCTGTTGGTGTTGGTAAAAGAAAAAAAATAGAAATAGAATTTTGGGATTTAACAGAAGGTGATACACAGATTATGAAACTTGGTTATGGAACTTTTTGGTTTGCAAAACATAACAATGCATTGTGTAATTACATAGGTGAAAGAGAGTTTGACAAAATATTATTTGGAAAGAAAGGAGAAGGTAGTGAACAAAACTAAAGAATATTTAGAAGAAGCAATTAACTTAGTAGGAGGTCAGAGACATATTGATTATGGTGATAAAAAAGAAAACCATAATAACATAGCAAAGCTTTGGGATGCGTATCTTGATGTTAAGATTGATGCACATGATGTTGCTATTATGATGACTTTGTTAAAGATAGCAAGAACTAAATTAGGTAAGAGAACATCTGATACTTACATTGATGCATCAGCTTACATGGCAATAGCAGGTGAGATAGAAGCAGTAACAGAAAAAGAAGATGAAGAATTTAAAATAGATTTAATGAAAGGTAAACCAGAAAGATGAAGATTAAAATAGATTTAGATAGGGATAAATACTTAACACCATTTGGTATCGCAACTGTTAGAGATAGATACCTTGATAAAAAAGAAACATCACCTCAACACGCTTTTGCTAGAGCCGCAAAATATGTTTCTACTTATCGTGGTAAAACAGATTGGGATATGGCACAAAGAATATATGACTATGCAAGTAAGACATGGTTTGGTTTTTCTTCGCCTATACTTTCTAATGCAGGTACATCTAAAGGTTTACCTATATCTTGTTTTCTTAATTATGTACCAGATAGTAGAGAAGGATTAAGTAAACATTATGATGAAAACATTTGGTTAGCTAGTAATGGTGGTGGTATTGGTGGTTACTGGGGAGCAGTTAGAAGTGATGGTACTTCTACTTCTCATGGTTCTAAATCAACAGGGTCAATACCTTTTATGAAAGTTGTTGATAGTCAGATGTTAGCTTTCAACCAAGGAACAACAAGGAGGGGTAGCTATGCAGCATATATGGATGTATCGCATCCGGAGATAGAAGAGTTTTTATTTATGCGTAAATCTTCTGGTGGAGATACAAATAGAAAATGTCTTAACTTACATCATGGTATAAACATAACTGATAAGTTTATGGAATGTGTTTCTAAGAATGTTGATTGGGATTTAATAGACCCGCACTCAAAACAAAAGATTAAATCTATTAGTGCTAGAGAACTATGGAGATTAATTTTAGAAACAAGACATGAAACAGGTGAACCATACTTACACTTTATTGATACATCTAATAAACATTTACCAGAGAAACAAAAAGAAGCTGGATTAAAAGTTAATCAATCAAATCTTTGTAGTGAAATAACATTACCTACAAGTGAAGATAGAACTGCTGTGTGTTGTTTATCTAGTGTTAATCTTGCACAGTATGATGAGTGGTCAATGTCTTCTACATTTATACCAGACATGATTAGAATGTTAGACAATGTGTTAGAACATTTTATACAAGCTACTTATGATTTTGTTTATGATTACAAAGGTGACATAAGAAACATGGAAGTACAAAGATTAGGTTTTGAGAAGGCAGGTTATAGTGCTTACAGAGAAAGAAGTATTGGTCTTGGTGCTATGGGCTTTCATACCTATCTACAAAAATTAAATATACCATTTGATAGTCCAATGGCAACAGGACAGAATACAAAAATATTCAAACAAATCAAAGAGTTAGCTGTAAAA